AATGAATAAATACCATTTGAACACCTCCATAACTTACATATGCAAAGAATGCTCAAATGGCAAAATCATTTATTACTTTGTTCCATCTTTATCTCCACCGTCTTTAAGTTGTTCCAAAACATCGCGGAGCTTTTCTGGAATAGGCAGTCCTAGTCTTGTGGCATTTTCAATAATGCTGATTCCTTCATTGGATAGGTAGAAGAAAATAACTGCTGTTCTGATAACACCACCATCTCCGATGATGTTCTGATCAATGATGTGGGCTACCCCCACCAAAGAGAAGATCACCACTTTTTTAAAGATGCCCCGAGCGCCCACGTCACTGGATAAATGCTTCTCGATAATGGCGCACATGACACCAAGCAGATAATCAATGACAACAAAGGCAATCAGGGCATATAAAAATCCATCGTAACCTCCGAGAAACCAGCCAAGCCAACCGCCAAGGCCAGCAATAGCCAGTTGAATATAAGTCCAAATATCTCTCATTGCTTTTCCTCGCTTTCATGTAGATTTATATATTAAAAGACGCCCGGCTAAAGGCGTCATAATCTGATAGAAATGGGCTTCAATTAGTAAGGTGCATAGTAGACATACCCGCTGGCTTTGGCATAGAACCCGTCTCCGGGAATGTACATGGCACCATCGAAAGTGTCGTATTGACTAGTGGTAAAACCAGGTTGATGCAAGCATTCCCAGGTAATCCCATCAGAGGATACACAAAGACTGCTCTCTTTTAGAAGTGCAAACTTCCCCCAATCAGGCATCCACATGATGTTTCTTGGATTAGGAATATTGTTATTTGCCAGATCTCCTACCCAGGAAAGATTGGTTTCAGTAATCTGTGTAGCATCATCGTTCATCACACAGAGCTTCACATAGTAGGTGTAAGTGCCGCCTACATTGGTATAGTTGAACTTCATGACAAAGAGCACACCATTGATAGAACGAATGAACATGTACCTTGTATCGTTCACATCTTCAGGAATGGTTGTTCCCCAGCTTCCTGGGCTTGATGTACTTGCTCTGGCGATGGACTTGTCTCCACCAACAACTCCAACAAAGTATCCTTTGTGCCTGGTCAGGTATTTAAAGATGGGGACTGAGGTTCCGTCAGAGCCTACAAGGGTCCAGGCAGTTCGTTCTGTCAGTGAATCAAAGCTGTAATAAACTGGTGACTTGTAGTACCACCAGCTGACCACGCCGGATCCTCGATCCATATCATAAGCACCACAGGTCATGGCATTTTGCGCTCCGGCGCAGTACCCAGCGTTATGCCAAGTGATTCCGTCAAAGGATGCGATGATATTAGCGAGGCCCACGATCTTGGCAATAAAGACTCCATCCGCAGCATAAAGTATCTCAGGCTGCCCATGACTCCACCAAGGAACACTGACAACGGTCCATTGTTTGGTGGTCTTGTTCCAGTAGGACATGTAGGGAGTCTTTGCATAATAAACAGCTATCTGAGTGTTTCCGTTATCATAGACATTAATTTGTCTTTCACTTCCGTATTGGGTGTAGCCAAAGTTGTTATAGTACTTCTTGGTCCAGCTTAAGGTAGGAATAGGAAGGACAATGCTGCCCCTGCCACCAAAAGCTGTCCAGATGGCCAAGGTGTTATTAAAATTACGATCATAGCTCATGGGTTTCCTCCTTAAACTTTCTCAATGGCGGTAATTCTACCACTGGAATCAGTGGAGTAGGTGTAGCTTCCAGTTGAGCCATCGGCATAGGTTACTTCAAAGGCTGCAGCATCAATCAGAAGTGAAGAGACCTCTTTAAGGAGAAGCTCTGAGAAAATATCTTCTAAGGTGATGCTGGTGATCCTGCCACTGGAATCAGTGGTGAAGCTGTACTCGGCATGATACTGGTGGGTATCACCTTTTTCCACTTCATAGGTCACATTGATTTTGTTATCAACCACCGACAGTGTTTTTACAATGGTGTAGGATACTCCTAAGTCATAGACCTGGTTTTGAAGATCATCCACGGAGCTTCCAACATTAGAAATAGAGTTTTCTATGCGATAGAAGGTATCCGAAATACTTGGCCTGTATCTTCCCACCTCAACGCGGATATTAAATCGATAAAAAGGATTGTATTCAAGGGAGATGATCCTGGTTTTCACATTGATACCTAATGGATTGAAGATGATGTGCACATTATCACCAACAGCCAAATCCATCAGCTTGAAAAAGGAAATGTCATAGGATGATGCGTTTTCCCTGGAGTCATGGGAAACAGCCACATTTGTAACATTCTTTGAACCCATCACAGGGATATAATCATTGGAGCCTCTGTGGCTACGAATATTAATGCTATAGCCATCGTACTGGATTTCACCACCCAAAATAGCAATGAACTGCATAAGCGCAGCTCGCCTGGAAACCTTCTGGTTGATTTTCATCGTGACGCTTTCTGTAAAATCCACAATCCCAGCTGAAAAAGGAGTGCCTGCAAGGAGCTGGGATAATCCTACTGAAGGATCACCCGTGAAGTCAAAACTGCTTATTTGATACATTTCATGGTTCAAAAGATAAGACACATGCTCACAAAGAACAGAGCAGACCGGTAGGCTCCCTTGAATTGATTTACTGATTTGAACCAGTTCAAAATACTGATTATCTAGTTTTGCAATTTGCTTAGTTTTTAAGGCCAATGCAGACTTCGCCATAACAGTAAATGAGAGGGTAAATTCACCCTCTAAGGTTTCTCTAATGTTTGAGCTGATGACTTTCTTAACGGACTGAATCATGGTTGCTCCTGCGTAAATTTCAATCAAGGGACCGCCTCCTTTCTATTAACTTCCTGCCACACCAAGGTTTCTAACTGTGACGGTATTTTGGTTCCACTGAAGTTGTGCAATAACTCTTGTTAGAATATTACCGTCAATGGTAAGGGGTATGGTTACATCAAAGACTGCTCCGTCAGAGCCACCTAAACTTCCAGTGACTTGAGAGTTCAGGTCTAGGTTAAAGTCTGTTGGAATAGCTTCCTGCATATCTTTTTCTACATCACCCATGGCTTTTTCGAAGCCCTCTCCAATACCTTCACCCATATTGGAACCAATGCCTGCAAATACCTTTGAAGGAGATCTAATTCCAAGAACCTTTTTAACACCACCAACGATACCGTTGACCATGTTTTTCACTTTTTCTCCAAGCCAACCAATCATCGATGCGATACCGTCCCATAATCCTCTGGCGATGTTTCTTCCCACTTCTAAGATTGATGGGATCCCACGGGCAAGTCCGGTGACGATAGACATGATGATCTGAGGCAGTTGAGCCACGATCTGAGGGATAGCCCTAATCAAGCCCATGCCAAGCTGAATGGTTAGCTGAACTCCCATTTCAATAAGCTTTGGTAGATTGCTGGTGATAAAGGTAATGATGCTGTTAATAATCTGAGGCAGGGACTGAATCAGTGTTGGTAGAGAGTTTAAAAGTCCCATAGCCAAGCCGCTGACAATCTGAAAAGCTGCATCTAGTACCAAGTCCAGATTATTTATTAGTGTTGTAGCAATAAGGATAACCGCTTCTACAATGGATGGAATGAGTTCTGGTAGGGCATCTCCAAGGCCCGTTGCAAGGGTCACAATCATCACTAGCGCCGCTTCCACCAGGGCAGGAAGATTGGTAATAATCCCATCCACCAATGTTAGAACAAGCTGCAAAGCACCATCTGTAATTTGAGGTAAGGCTTCGATGAGGCCACCTACAATGGTCATGATAATATTGGTTGCCGCTTCAATAAGAGTAGGAAGATTGTCTAAAATCCCACTGACAAGCGCCAGAATCAAATCAGGTGCTACTTCTGCAATAGCTGCAATAAGTCCAGTAACCACATCCAGAATTTGAGGAAGGATGACAGCAATCTGTTCAACCGTCTGTCTTGCACCTTCCTTAAGCTGCTCAGCAGCACCTTCTTGACCAGTGATGAGGCCCGTCAAACCATCTAAAATCATGGTAAAGCCAGGGAGGAGCTGGGAGGTGATGTTGTTTTTCACTCCGGCAAAGGAGCGGGTGAGATTGTCCATGGCATCTGTGTAGTTCACCGCAGCATCCACAGATTCATCACTCATAACCAGACCCAGTTCACTGGCTTTGTTCTTAAGGGCATCGGTGCTTTCAGCAGTCTGGTTTAAAAGTGCTCCTAGCTCAACTGAGGATGTTCCCAGTAGGTCATTGGCAATAGCCGCTTTTTCACCTTCATCAGAGATTCCTTGAAGACCTTTAATGGTCATCTCAAAGACTTCTTCTCGGGATTTGCCCTCAAGGTCCGCCATTGAAATTCCTAGTCGCTGAAACTTCTCTGTGGCAGAAGAACTCCCATTGATGGCATCGTCCACGGTGTTATTAAGCTTCTTCATCCCGTTTTCTAAGGATGAAATACTGGCACCGTTTTGGGAAAGGACATAGTCCCACTCTTGATAGCCTTGCCTGGAAAGACCAATCCTTTGGCTGGCCTTATCGATCTCATCCCCTGCGGCGGCAGCATCATTGGCCATATCAAAGAGCTTTTTACCCGCTGTTACCGCTGCAGTTCCAATGGCTGCCATGGCAACGCCTATCCCGGCAGCCACACCTTTCATAACTGAACCGAGCTTTTCAAACTTACCACCGGAATCATCTGCCACTTTTGCAGAGTCTTTGATTTCATCTCCAAATTTGTCTGCTTCCTTACCAGCATCATCAAACCCATCACTGGCTGCATCCAGAGCCTTATTGTTATCATCCAGCTCTTTTTCCATTTTATTTAGATCTGCATTTGCATTGTTTAGCTGGATCTGCCAGGCTTTTGTTCTTTTGTCATTCTCCCCAAAGGACTCAGCAGCATTTTTCAGCGCAGCTTCAAGGGTGGATACTTTGTTTTTCTGAGCGTCGATCTCTTTATTTAAAACTTCATTTCTTGCTGTAATAGCCTTGATGGATTTATCTTGCTTATCAAATTGTGAA